TCAGCGAGTGCGGCAACAACAATTACTCTTGTTATCTCTGGAGTAGAGTTCGCATAATGAAACTATCCACTTATGGTCCCTTCGTCAATCAGGACAGCCCTTCTGAGCTTAACCCGAACTTAACTGCTCCTATTGAGAACGTAAACATTGTCTCAACTACCCCAACAGGGACATTGAACATTGACGTGTTGACTTCTGGGTTCTGGGTGTTTACTACAGCAACCGCAGCTAACTTCACACTAAACTTGCGTGGAAATGCAAACACTACTCTAGGCGCAACTTTAGGTATTGGTCAATCTATTACTGTCGTAACTGCGTTCCTTAATGGAACAACTGCTTACTATCTAAGTGGTTTTGATATTGATGGTACATCTATTACACCTATTTGGTTAAACGCTAGTGCACCTTCTTTTGGAAATGCTAGCTCAACAGATGTCTACTCATTTACAGTATTGAAGACAGGAACCAGCACCTACAAGGTATTCGCGTCAGGACCGAGCACCTTTGCATGAGTCCTTTATTTTCTAGCCAAACTCTTGGTGGGTACTGGAACAAGTGGGGTGGTTTTTCCTACACTCAAACTGGTGGAACAGTAACTCAGTCAGGTCCATATACAGTCATCACATGGTCTGGTAACGGCTCTTTTAAAGTAACAAGTGGTGTTATCCATGCTGACATTCTTGTTGTAGCTGGCGGTGGTGGAGGTGGACCAGGAAACTGTTTTGGCTATTCATTTAGCTCATATCAGTTTGAAACTATTGGTGCTGCGGGCGGTTCAGGCGGTGGAGCTGGTGGAGTAAACTATCAACCAAGCACACTACTATCTGTAGCTTCTGGCTCTCAAACTGTTGTTATCGGTGCCCAAGGCGCTGGAGGAACACAAGAAAACAATCTTCCATACAATACAACTCTTGTTATGCCAACTAATGGTGGAGGCTCTTCCTTTGGTAGCTTCTCTGCATCTGGCGGTGGTAATGGTGGTATTGGTACTGGCGGTCCTGGAGGCACCAGTGGTAACGGCTATGGCAGCGCTACAAACTCTTCTGCTTTCGGCGCGGGTGGTGGTGGAGCAACCTCAGCAGGTGTTTCGGCGGAAGGTTTAGGTTCACCTCAAGGATTCCTTGGTGGAGCTGGCTTTACATCCCCTATTGACAATCTTGTTTACGCATCAGGTGGAACTGCTCCCAACCCAAACAATGCTGGACCTTCTAATCCAGGAAGCTTTGGTAATGGTGGGTATGGTGGCTATGTTACTGGACCTATCGGCTCTAACAACGCTAAGTTTTCTTTTGGTGGATATGGTCAACCTGGTGGGGTTATCATTCGTTTCTTAGGATAGTAGAAGGATATTTAAATGGCATATTGGGCTAAGGTCGAAAATGGTGTTGTAACTCAAGTCACTATAGGTTCTCAAGAAGACGCTGATGGTGGTTATCAATGGCTAGTAGATAATCTTGGTGGTACCTGGTTAGAGACTACTTTGTACACAGTAGGTGGAGTTCATTACGACGATAAGGGTCAACCAGATAATGGTCGCGCAATCAGAATGAATACTGCTGGAATTGGCTCTACATACGACAGTACTAAAGATATTTTTATCCCTGTCTCTCCTTATCCTTCATGGGTACTTAATGACACCACTTACACATGGAGTCCTCCAGTAGCTTATCCCACAGATGGCGGCTCTTACATGTGGGATGAATCAACTAAATCATGGGTAGCAGTTCAAATTAACAACACTGCGCCAACTGTTTAGCACCTAAAACCTGACTTTATCCTAGATACTAGATGTATCCCAAGTGCACGGGACCCTCTCTAGAGAAAAGGAACATTAATGTCAAGCTACAGCTCTCCTGCAGCTCAAGGCAGCGCACAAGGTACAGGAGCATACTCCGTATCTGTCGCAGCTCAAGCTGGTGGTACCAACACCGACGGTCACTCAACAGACTCCGCTGGTAACCTTCAAATCGATTTTGTGTGGGGTAACAACCCACTTCGTCCAAATGACGAGCGTACAACAACTTCAACACCTTCCTACAACGCTACAGGTGGAACAACAGGTTCTACTGTAAACAGTATTCCAGGAATTGGTGCTGACTACGGTTGGGGTACAACAACTGATATCGCTTCAAGCGCTCTTGCTTTTAGCTCAATTTCAAAGGCAGTTAACAACGTAGGAACAACCTACCTTGCACCAGCAGATAACCATGTGATTTCAGAGTCAGGCTATTCAAGCTTCCCTTCATTCTCATCTGGTGAAGGTAACTTCATGGTTACTGCAGTATCATGTGATGGAACAAACGCTACCTATACATCTCAAAACTGGTTTGCTCCAGGTAACTCAATCAACATCACAGGACTTACAAACAGCACATACAACGTTTCTAACGGAACAGTTGTTTCTGCTACACGTCAGTCATTCACAGTAGCTAACACAAACGCTTTGTCAACACCTCTTACAGGTCAACTCGGTAAGGCTGAATACTACGGTGCTCAAGCTGCTACAGACGGTTCCTTCGTTTCAGGAACTGCTTATACTACTGTTCCAAACGTTCTTGGTAAGACCACAGCTATTGCTCTCAAGGAACTTGATGACGCAGAACTCGTTGTTACAACAGCGTCTTCATACACACCTGCAATTAGCAACGTAGCCCTCACAAGCAACGTTGTAACAGTTACCACAGCAGCAGCCCACGGCTTTGCAGTTGGTGACTCAGCAACAATTGCTGCTGTAACAAACACAGCTATCAACGGTACTTTCACACTTACCGCTGTAACATCAACAACACTCTCATATGCCCTTACACACGCAAACATCTCTTCTGGTTCCGACACAGGTACCGCAAAGGTGGCTGCTCGTTCAGGCACAATCTTTACCCAGTCAGTCGCTGCAGGTACTGCAAGCGTTTCTGCTGGTGCAGCAATCACCATCACCCCTTGGGCTTAATTACCCGACAAGCAAAAAGCCCCAGCGAATTCGCTGGGGCTTTTTTGTTTCCTTAGTACCAATAGTGTTTCTGCCAAAATGACCATGCATGACATGTAGAGCCGTATCTAGACTGGATGTAACGCAACCCATCTTTGATTTGGTCATACGTGTTTGTAGTCTTTTGGAGATTATAGTTGCCCCATGTTGTTGGCAAGAACTGGGCTATTCCAAAGGCATTAGAGCCTTTATTAAGGGCTTTAGGGTTAAAGTGGCTCTCGTTATTCCATAGCGAGTTTAAACACTTCCATGAGGCAGCGGGCATACCTTTTGCGTATGTCATCAAAAAAGCTAGTGTTTGTGGGTCGTAGTATTTAGCGTAGGGGCTGCTAAGTGCCTTTAGTGCATCACTCTTTGTTGTAGATACATTTAAGTATTGAAGGCTGACATTTACAACTTTCTCGTGGAAAGTTTTAAATGGTGCAAGTTTTACCAATACAGGTTCAACTGCTCTTGCTGGTGCTGCTGCTACAGGTCCTAGTGTTAGGTACAAAGCTGTAACCATTACAGCTACTTTCTTTAAATCAATTTCCCAATTTATTCTTATATTAAGCATTACTGCTCCTTTCAAGAATGTAAAAGCCACCTTTCGGTGGCTGCTCACTTCTCTAAGTTACCACAGAGTTACACAGGGGTGTCAAGTTCAGTTGAGTATTTATACTGATAAATGTCGATAAATCTGCAAAAATTAGTGTATTACACGCATTGTGACACACATTTGGACAAAAACTCTTATCAATATTATCAATCATAGGAGTTTTAATGGATATCGCTACAGTCGTTGCAACTGTCTCTTCTTCACTATTTATCGCAGGCTCTGTCGGTGGAGTAGCTCGTTGGTATGTAAAGCACAACTCTACAGAGGCTTTTAAAGACTACTTAGACGAGCTTAAACCCAATCACGGTGGCTCTCTAAATGACGCTGTTAAATTAGAGATACTCCCCATGGTCAAGGCTCTTCGTGAAGATATTCAAGAGGTTAAGGGCGATGTCAAAGAGCTGCGTGTTCGCCAAATGGAAGTTGTAAAAGACTTGTCACGCCTAGAGGGTCGTGTTCAAGCACATGTAGAGGATGGTCCACGCTTTGTCTGATATTAACGTTGGAGATTACGTTGTTGTAAAGACTAATGGAATTGCTGCAAAGCTAATTCGTCTTGGAACTCTTAGCCGTTGGAACCACGCTGCCGTAGTGGTAAGTCTTGGTGATGACCCTGTAATAGTAGAAGCCAGACCTACAGGTGTTGCAATGAAAAACCTTTCTGAGTACAAAACATACGCTTTCAACAAACACGAAGATATTACCGACCAAGAACGTGAAGCAATCGTTGCTTTTGCTACGGAGCAGATAGGAAAGCCTTATGGTTTCCTAGATATCCTAGTACTAGCACTACGTATTTTGGGACTTCGTTTACCTCCTGTTCGGTTGTGGGAACGATTGGCAAAACATCAAGGATTCATCTGCTCAGAACTTGTAGCAGAAAGTTATAGAAAAGCGGGCAAGACCTTACTTAATAAGGAGGATTGCCTCGTTACCCCAGGGGATTTAGCGGAAAGGTTGATTTACCAGTGACAGACGCACACAAGCAAAAACTAAACCTTCATCTTGCTGTCTCCATCCCAGAGCACGAACCACGTGAGTCTGACCCTCACTACCACCTATTCAATCAAGCCAAGGCACGCATCAAGCGCCAAGGCTTGTGGAAATGTGTTGTCAATGATGACCTTTGCTCAGGTGGTCCTGAACTACATCACTCTCACATTGAGTTCTCTCAGATTAACACCATGGACCCTAAGAAAGTTGAAGAGGCTTTTGGGCTTCATTTTGAAAACGATGAGGACTTCCAAGTATGGATTGAGAGCCCAGGAAATCTAGAGGTTCTCTGCGAGTCTCATCACCGCACTCACTATGGAATTCATTCAATACCTGCCCCTTTGTGGGAAGCAGTTCGCTTTCGTAAAGAAGGAACTGATGCAGCAGCAGAAGTTGTAAAGGAGGAAGACAAATGACCGCTGGAGTAGACATTGTAAACATTGCACAGAAGCAGACAGGCTTCTACGGAGGCACTACTGACGCTAATCCTTACGGCGTCTGGTACGGGATTCCTGACGAGCCTTGGTGCGCGATGTTCGTCTCATGGTGCTTTGCACAAGCCAACGCATCTCACCTTGTTGCTGCTCAAACACCTAAAGGTTTTGCTTACTGCCCCGCAGGTCTTACTTGGTTTCAGAAGAATGGTCAAATCATTGACAAGTATTCTGCGCTTCCAGGAGATTTGGTCTTCTATTCCTGGGCGGGAAATGGCGTTGCAGACCACGTAGAGATTGTTGTTGCTGCCTCTAAAGACGGTATCACCACAATTGGTGGAAACACTGGTCCTGAGCATATGACTAATGCTTCTCAATACGACGGGCACGGAGTATACCTTCGCCACCGTGCTTACTTGTATGTTCTTGGTATTGCTCGACCTGCGTACACAGCTAGCTCTAAGCCAGCTACCTCTGCTAGCTCTAGCAAGAAGGTTGCTGCTGGGGTTGCTGCTACCACTACAGCTATTGGTGGCGGTGCTGCTGCTGTCCATAACGGGACTACAACCACAACTACAACCAAGACTACAACCGCAGTAGTAGCCCCACCTTTTCCTGGAACGTCTACTTTCAAGGTAGGTGCTAAAGGGGCTGCAGAACTTGTGGTTGCAAAAGCTCTTGCTAAAGCAGGACTTCTTCCAGAAGCTTTGGTTTCTCAAGTACTGTCTGAGGAAGAGATTGCTCTTATCCCAATCTATCAAAAGAATTTTTCAAGCCTAAAGTCTTCGGTAGGCAAGGGTATTGATTTGGCAACGTACACCTCGATGGTAAAGGAATCTACAGAGTGAAAAAGATAACAGACGCTTTTCAAAAGGTATCTGACTGGGCGTCCATAGCCTTCGGTTCCTGGGGCTTCTTTGTGTTTCACATCCTATGGTGGGGTGTTTGGATTGCTTTTGCTATTGAGCCATTTCCCTATGGACTTTTGACCCTTATAGTCTCTCTGGAGTCTATTTTGCTTTCTGGGTTAATTCTTAATGCGACTAACCGTTCTGGCGAGGAAGATAGGCGTATTATTACCAATGACCTCAAGCTGGACCAAGAGACACACAACCACATTGAGGAACTACGCAGACACGTAAAATCAATACTGGAGCATATCAAGGAGACCAAGAATGGCACTGAAGCTTAACTTCAAAAGCCCTATGCACCTTGCTATGTCTGGCACAGCCATGCTCACCACATGGACGGCTATGGGGTACACAACTGAACCAAAACACCTTGTAGCAGTTGCGGCAGCAGGGCTTGCTGGTGTAGCATCTGAGTCGAAAGAACCGTCTAAACCAAATGTTCAGGCGGACTCTCACATCGTAACACCATACGTAAATAACATAGAGGAGTAACACATGCGTATCAGTCGTTCTGAAAAGGCTCTAGTAGAGTCTTATGTATATGCAACAGCAGCATCTGCTGTAGCAATTTGGCAAACAGGAAATCACCACCTAAAGCACGTCCTATGGGCTGCCCTTATCGGTGTTGTAGCCCCTGTTATTGCTAAGTTCAATCCAAAGGGCATTGTCAATGACCTTGCTAAGGAAGAACACCTTAACGCTGCTACAACAGCAGCACTTACATCTGTAGCAACAACTGCAGTTGCAGACGCTCAAAAGGCAGTAGCAAAAGCTGCTATTGACTCAACTAAGTAATTAAGTTTAGTGGGGGCAGAAATGCCCCCACTTTTCTTTTAGGAGTAATTATGAAATGTGTTAACTGCGATTCAGACGCTATCTATTATGTTACGCAAACTGGTGTTAACTCTTTAGCGTATTGTCACAAAGATATTCCTGTTCGACTACATGACCGCGCTATGCGTGGAGATTTTGCAATGCCTGTTATTGAAGAAAAACCTGCAGATATTATTGCAGAAGAGCCTGTAGTCAAGAAAGTAGTAAAGAAGGCTAGTAGTAAGTAATGGGAAGTTTTGACGAGTTAATTTGGGCAACTCGTGTTCAAAGAATTAAAGCCCCTCAAGCGCACCCAGTACCTGCGCACCCTCACGCACCTAATGGACCTTTTCCTCCAGAGTTAACAGAGGGTAACCCAGCATCAGAGCCTAAGATGGTTGTCTCGTATGAGCAAGCATATCCAGAAGATGGCTCAAACCTTGCTCCTGGAACTACAGCTCAAAATAAATTTAAATCACCTAAATGGCTTCGCTGTGGCAGTTGTTTTGCTCGTGTTAAAGAAGATGAAACGCAAGACCACGTGTGTGATGAAATAAGCGATTACGAGGATGAAGAGTATGAGTAAAAAAGTAACCCTTCCACCTGCTTCAGAAATATTTCCAGATACAGTTACGCAGGTTAATAACCCATTTACTACACTAGAAGATATTCAGTTTTCTAAGAAGTCAAGATGGGAAACCGCTAAGGCTACTCCGTGGCAACAACAGACAGCTCCTTCACAGTTTCCTACTAACAAGCGCAAGTCGCCAAGAGCACGTGTAATAGCGTACAATCGCTCAGATAAAAAGCTAGTAGTTCGTTTCTGGGATGACGTGTGGAAGGTCTGGTCTGATGTAGAGCCTGAGATATGGAACGCTATGAAGACATCTCCATCTACTGGTAAATTCTTATGGTCTAACGGATTTGATAGCAGAAGCGAAAGGGGTCAGATTTATCCTATGGCAGACTTTGACCCCAGCGAAATGGATGAAGATACGAGAGTGATGTTTAACCAATGAGAGATTTTGGTAAGAAACTATACGGCGGAAAACTACAATACTGGCATCGTCATATCTTGCCTATAGTAGAAGTAGGGCATACAACAGAAACAGAGTATCCCTTTAGACTAGGCAAATGTCTTGTTGTTAGAATACCTTTTACTCATCCTGGCTACTACCTTGGGCGCTGGGTTGAAGAGACCAACATCCACCCAGAAGATGATGAAGCCATTGACGAGCTAATCTTTAACGCTATGCGTGGGCGAGAAGCTGTTGAAATATTTGACCAAAAAGCACAGAAGGAGCAATATCTTGAAAAGATTCGGGAGCAACAAAGAGCAATGGACAAAGCCGTTCTCGGAGAAGATTTTTAAGCGAGTTCAACGCATACCCACTAATGAACTAGAAATGTGGGCAGAGAACGCTCTTGCCGACCTTGGTCGTTGCCTGAGCAAGTATCGAGGAACCAGAGATACTGCTTTTCTTGCTGAAGCTCTTAACGGAGCCGAGGCTTTGCACGCTGTAATTGACACAATAATTCTTCGTGAAACTGCTGGAAAAAATTAGCGATATATCGACATTAGTAGTATAGTTATCACACCGCGTGTTTCTTCTCTCTCCGTGTCGTGGTAAGGAAGCCTGGGTTTAAACAGCCCAGGCAGCCTTTTATTCTTAAACTAAGGTATATATGGACGAGCAAGAATTTTATGATGAAGAAGAGTTTCTAGACGACGAGGAAGATGAACTCCTCCCAGAAGTCGAAGAAGAGGAACTCGACGAGCTTTCTAAAGAGTTCGTTAAACAACTGGTAGACCAGTGTATTCAGTTTATGGATGCCCTAGTGGGGCACAGCCTTCACCCTTATCAGCAACCACTCGCACGTAGGATTATTGAATCCGTAATCATTAACGATGGTGAAGAAATAACAGCACTAGCTTCTCGTCAGTCAGGTAAGTCAGAAACCATTGCTAACACAGTAGCAACTCTTATGGTTCTCCTTCCCCGCCTTGCTAAGATGTTCCCCGATTTACTTGGGCGATTCAAAGATGGACTATGGGTAGGTATGTTTGCCCCTGTTGAAGGTCAGGTAGAAACTCTCTTTGGTAGAACAGTTAACCGCCTTACTTCTGAGCGTGCTCTAGAAATTCTTGGCGACCCTGAGATTGACGATAGCCTTGGAAGAGTAGCTGGTGTTACTCGCCAGATTAAACTAAAGAACTCTGGCTCATCTCTTATGATGATGACTGCTAACCCCAGAGCTAAGATTGAATCTAAGTCGTTCCACCTCATCGTTATTGATGAGTGTCAAGAAGCAGATGACTTCGTAGTATCAAAGTCAATCTCTCCTATGCTTGCTTACTACTCAGGCACTATGGTTAAGACAGGGACACCGACTACCCACAAGAATAATTTCTACCGTTCTATTCAGCTGAATAAAAGAATCCAAACCAGCCGTGGTAAAAGACAAAATCACTTTGAGTGGGATTGGCGTTCAGTAGCAAAGATTAACAAGAACTATGAAAAGTTCATTAGAAAAGAGATGCTACGTATCGGCGAAGACTCAGATGAATTCCAAATGTCTTACTGTAACAAGTGGCTTCTTGAACGCGGTATGTATGTTACATCTACTGTTATGGAAGAGCTTGGAGATAAGTCAGCGGAGGTTCAGAAGACTTGGTTCCGTACACCTGTTGTTGTTGGTGTCGACCCAGCTCGTAAGATGGACTCCACAGTTGTTACAGTTGTTTGGGTTGGTTGGGATAGACCAGATGAGTTTGGATACTTTGACCATCGCGTCTTGAACTGGCTTGAGCTACAGGGCGATGACTGGGAAGACCAGTACTTCCAGATTGTTAACTTCCTGTCTAACTATGACGTCCTTGCCGTAGGTGTAGATGCCAATGGTGTAGGAGACGCTGTAGCGCAACGTCTAAAGATTCTGCTACCTCGCGCTGAGGTTCATGCTGTCGGAAGCTCTCAACCAGAGCAATCAAAACGATGGAAGCACCTTAAAGCTCTTATTGACCGTAGAATGATTGGTTATCCTGCTCACGCTAAAACCCGTCGTTTACGTACCTACAAGCGTTTTCTTCAGCAAATGACTGACCTAGAGACCAAGTACACAGGTCCTAACTTCCTTGCTGCTGCTCCAGACGAAGCGCACGCCCACGATGATTATGCGGACTCTCTTGCTATTGCAGTGAGCCTTACTGCTGACCTGACCATGCCACAGGTAGAAATGACCCACAACATCTTTTTCCAAAGATAATGCTCGTTTAGCCTGTATTTCTTTCTTATAAGTAGCACACTTTTAACTGAGGTCCTCAACCTAATATAGGAGTAAATCAATGGCAATTGCACCAACACCAAAGTTCCCAGAGCGTCCAGGCACTGTTTACGACCGTAAGCTTTCACCTGCAACTCCAGGACAACGCGGTCCACTTCGTTTTGAAGAGGGTATCGCAACAGATACCGATGTTCCAAGCGAATTCGCTAAAGGAGCAGGGCAAGGTTACGCAGCAGCTCCAGGACGCCCTAATCGAAATGTAAATGTTTTCGAAAAGCTTCCTGAAGAGACAATGCGCGAGCGTGCTCACGTAGGTTCTGCTGCATGGGTAGAGTCACAAAACACTGTTGGAGAATTTTCAACTGGTGCTTTCGGCAAGGCTGCTGAAGTTCAGTTTGAAGAAGTTTTCCGCAATGGTGCTCACCAGCAACGTCAGAACCCAGCAGTCGTAAACGACTAAGTAACAGGAACCATCCCCGCCGTCCAGAGCAATCTGCACTGGCGGGGCTTTTCCAAAAGGATACAGAGATGCCATATATTCAAGGTAAAGAAGTTAAAGAGGGTCCTTCGGGAACCCCCGCTAACCCTAAGCTATGGAACCTTGTAGTAAAGCAATCTCAAGCTAAATTTTCTAAAAACTCTCCAGCTCGTGGTCACTGGATTCACGCTAAGTACGTTTCCTTGGGTGGAAAGTTTGTTGAATCTAAACGAGAAGTAGACCCTCGCCTTCGTGATTATCAGCAAGAGGCTATTGATAAAAAAGAAGAAGAACAAAGAAAACAAACGCACAGACCTGTTAAGAAAAAGGTCAAAAAAAATATTAATCAAATTCCATAAAAAAACTTGTCGATTTGTCGACTCTTTGCTAGTCTTAGCCAGTACAGATAAGGATGTGATGTGAGCTCAATTGATTTCTCGCCCCCCAGCTATAGGGCAGCGTCATCTGACTTAACCATCTCAATTTCTCCTCTTGGCTTGGTAGAGTTAGCAGACGAAGAATTTGAAGTTCATGGTCCTAGACTAAACAGATATTCCCTTAACTGGGCTATGTACCTTGGTCACCACTACAGCTATCGCCGCCAAGCTGGAGAACCACAGTTAGCACTCAATTACTGGCGAGCATTTACAGATTTTATTATTAACTTTACATTCGGTAAGGGTGTTAGCTTCCGTAGCCCTAAAGAAACCGAAGCGATTGTCCCAGACCTTCTTGAGCGTGTATGGGAAGTAGACAACAACAAGGCAACAGTTCTATGGGAAATCGGTCAGCAAGGTACAGTATCTGGTGACTGCTTTATTAAGGTTGCGTACGAAGAAGGCTATGAAGATGTAGCTGGTCGTTATCACCCAGGACGAGTTCGTATTCTTCCCCTGAACTCATCCTTTGCTTTCCCTGAGTTCCACCCACATGACCGCGAGCGTCTAATTAGATTTAAGCTCAAGTATCGATTCTGGGGAACATCACTTGAAGGCACACGTCAAGTATTTACTTACACTGAAATTCTTACAGATGACACCATTGAAGAATACATCAATGATGAACTCATCGATTCACGCCCCAATCCACTAGGCACAATCCCTGTTATTCACATCCCTAATATCCGTATTAGTGGTTCTCCTTGGGGTCTTGCAGACTGTGACCAGATTACTAACATCAACCGAACATATAACGAAACAGCTACAGATATTGCTGACATCGTTAACTACCACGCGGCTCCTGTTACTGTAATTATCGGTGCGAAAGCTTCTCAACTTGAGAAGGGCGCTAATAAGGTGTGGGGTGGTCTTCCTAAAGAAGCTAAGGTAGAAAACCTTGAAGGCGGAGCACAAGGACTCAAGAGTGGTCTTGACTTCCTAGCAATGCTTAAGAAGTCTATGCACGAAATGGTTGGTATCCCTGAGACTGCTTTGGGTGAGGCTATGCCTATCTCTAACACATCAGGCGTAGCACTATCCATCTTGTTCCAACCTTTGATGAACCGCTACCACCAGAAGATTATTCAATACGCTCACGGTCTTGAGCGCGTTAATGAACTCATCCTTCTTAACCTTGCTGTTAAAGAGCCTGAGACATTTATATGGGACCCTAACGCTTCTACTGTTCCTCTAAAGCCAGGACAGCTTGCACAACTAGACCCATCAGACCCAATTACTTTCCGCAACTACTGCCACTTCCCAGCTCCTCTGCCTCTTGACAAGCTCATCCTTTTGAACGAAGTCTCACAGATGATGTCTCTTGGTCTTGAGTCTAAGGAAGGCGCTTTACGCTCTATGGGTGAGGCGTTCCCACAAGAGAAGCTCACAGAGATTCGTCAAGAGCTTATGGATGACGCCAAGGCAGATGGCGCACTCAAACTTATCCAAACTCAGATTCAGCAAGAGATTGCAAGTCTGACAGGAATGATGGCAGGTCCAGAAGGAACTGCAACCCCATTGCCAACAGGTCCAGAAGGACAGGTCATGGCTCCAGAAGCTACAGGTGGTCCAACACCAGTGCTAGATGAGGCAAGCATGATGACGCAGATGGGCGAAGGCGACCTACGAAATCGCCTAGTAACAGAAGCTTATGGTACGAAGCTCCCACAGAGACGTGTACCAGAAGATTACGAAAAATAAGGGTTTAGCCTGAATTTTTTGTAAGGAAGTAGAAAAATTAAATACTGTAACTAATATCGTTTGGTCATACGTGTAATTAATTCGGAAAACGACCCAGAGGAAATGGATGTATCACTATGTCAGAAATCACTAACGTTGCTGTCGACGGCTTTGCAGCCGAGACAGGCACAATTCCAGTAGTAGGAAATCTGGGCGTTGACGCGCCTACTGCGACTACTGTGAAAACAAGTACTCAGAAGTTTTATACAGAAGAGGACTTGGCAAAAGTTCGTTCACAAGAAAAAGAGAAGCTCTATCCACAGATTGATTCACTCAAGGCTGAGATTGACGCTTTAAAGAAGGACCGCGAAGAGCGTAACGCAGCACGCGCTGCAAAGGCTGACGCGAAGGAAGCAGAAAAAGCTCAAAAGAAGCAACAAGCAATTGTTGAACAAGAACTATCTGCTAAAGAACTTCTTGCTTTGAAGGAACAAGAATGGAAGTCAGAGTTGGAGCGTGAGCGCCAAGAGCGCGAACTCGCCTTCTCACTTCTGGAAAAAGAGCGCTCGTTAGCTGACCTGCAAGCATATCGTAACCAAAGAGTTGAACAAGAGCGTGACAGCATTGTTCCTGAGCTCATTGACTTGGTTATTGGCAACACAAGAGAAGAAGTTGAGGCAAGTATTAATGACCTTAAGGGTCGCTCTCAATCAATTCTCGACCACGCTCGTGCAACTCGTGAGAGTGCGCGTCGTGAAATGACGGGGACACGGGTTACCACACCCCCAGCTGGACCACTGGAAACAGATTCGGAACAACGTCAGTTGACTTCTGCAGAAATTGCAAATATGTCAATGTCAGACTACGCAAAATATCGTTCACGACTTTTAAGCCCACAAGCTCAAGGTCGTACACAGGGCATGTTCAGTTAACCCACTATCTATCCATCAACAAACAACTAGGAGTCACCTCTAAATGGCATCAGGAATCACAGGTACAGGCAATTTAGCCGCAGCACCTACAGCGTATTCAGGTACCAACACACAGCTAACTCAGGCAATTCAAACAATCTGGTCCAAGGAAATCTTGTTCCAGGCTATGCCTATTCTTCGCTTCGAACAGTTCGCAGTTAAGAAGACCGAGCTCGGTGTTGCACCTGGTCTACAAATCAACTTCATGCGTTACAACAACCTCGGATTTGCTTCACCGTTGGTTGAAGGTGTACGTATGCAAACAAACGCATTGACCGCTCAACAGTTCTCAATCACTGTTACAGAGCATGGTTATGCACTTGCAATTTCAGAACTTTTGCTTAACGCTTCATTCGATGATGTAATGGCATCTGCTTCACGTCTTCTTGGTCGTAACATGGCTGTTTATCTTGACCAGCTTTCACGCGACACACTATATGCAGCTTCTTCAACACTTTACGGTGAAGACCGCTCATCAGTATCATCAGCAGTTAACAACTGGTACGGCTACGGAACCATGGGTACATCACGTGCTTCAATGGTAGGCTCAAACTACCTCACACCTCACGTTGTTAAGGATGTTATCGAAACATTAGCAACAAAGAACATCCCAAGGTTAGGCGAAACTTATGTAGCTTTCGTTCACCCACACCAGTCACGTACACTTCGCGATAACCCAGAATTTATCGAAGTAACAAAGTACGCTGCTCCAGGTAACTTCATGCTAGGTGAAATCGGTCGTTTGTACGACACAGTATTCATCGAAACAACACAGGTTCTTCACGTTCCTGGTGGTGCAGGTTCAGGATACACAGCTGATACAGCAGTAACTAACCCAACTGTTGCAGCTGGTGGAGGCTACACAACTCCAAATACCTTCACAGGTAATGGTGGTTCTGACCGCTATTCAGCTATCTTCATTGGAGATAACGCTTTCGGTCACGCAATCTCACTTCCAGTTGAACTTCGCGATGGTGGTATCTTGGACTTCGGTCGTGAGCACGCAATCGCTTGGTACTCAATCTTCGGTCTAGGTCTAATCACTGACCAAGCTGTTGCAATTGTAGAAACCAACTAATCACAACTTAATAGCAGTAAACGGGGGGCTATCCAGCCCCCCGTCTTTTAAGAGTCACTTATTCGGAGGAAAAATAAATGCCTACACAAAAGCCAAAGCCGACCGATGTAACTGGTCGCACTCGTGCAGCTCTTGCCGAGCAGTTTGAAAAAGAGCAACAAGACCGCGCAGGCGAAATGTCTATGATTAGCGCACAAGCTAAGGCGGACTTAGATGTTCCAGTAGACGCTACAGTGCCAAATCGCGCAACAGTGATTGTCGATAATCCTGTTGAACTTGCTAAGCCAGATGAGGACCGTGTTGAAATTCGTGTCATTGAAGACATTGAAAATATGACACTGGGTAAGGGTAATAACTACAACTTCAAAGCTGGACAAAAGTATGTTGTAACACGTCATGTTGCTACACACCTTAAAGAAAAAGGTTATCTAGCTGCTAGTTTTTAAAGCAAACAGCTGAGCGAGAAGGGCGTCCTGTAGGGCGCCTTTTCGTTTATGCGGACTTGCTAACGATTTAATGCGAGAATGTATTAGTAAAGTTAGGAGTACTGGGTGGCTCAGCTATCAGATTTAATTGCACGAACTCGTCTAGAACTTGGAGACGAGCAGACTCAGTTTAACTACACCGCTACAGGTGACGGGTCTACTACCCAATTTACTGTGGATGCCAAGCCTATTGAGCTTGTGAACCTTTCCGTCAATGTTAACGGAAACCCTGTCGCATATCCAGCAGGTTATACAGTAGAGCAAAGCACAGGTATTGTTACCTTCGTTACAGCTCCTGCCTCTGGAGTACCTATTACTATTTCAGGAACCCAAGACCGTTATTTCTTGGACACAGACATTACTAACTTTGTTAACACTGCTGTAGAAGAGCATGTCTACAACCGCTCTAACGCCTTTGGAAGCATGATGAGCCTAGCTCTCATTGACCCAGTGGAAGAGTATCCCGTAGCCATCCTAGCTACCATTGAAGCCCTTTGGGTTCTTGCTACAGACTCAGCATTTGACATTAATATCACAGCACCTGACGGTGTTCAGATTCCTCGCGCTCAACGCTACCAACAGTTGACAGACATGATTTCTCGTCGTTGGGAACAATACCGTTTATTATGCGCTCAACTTAATATCGGTTTATGGAAGATTGAGATGGGCACTCTTCGTCGCACATCTCGTACAACTAACAAGCTTATCCCTGTTTACATGCCTCAAGAGATTGATGACTCTCGTATTCCAGAGCGCGTTTACCTTGAGAATGACTTGACGGGAAGAACTCCTATTCCTTCATACGCTCAAGTAGAAGACCTTGTTATTTACCAAGGTGACTCCTTTGTTCAAACATACAACTTCCCATTTGATATTACTAACCTAGTATTTGATGCGCAGATTAGAACGTATCCAGCCTCTCCTTCTATCTACGCTACATTTACTATTACTCCAATTTTTACCTCTCCTAGCCTCGCTCAGATTCAAATTTCACTTGAGACATCTGACACTGAGTATCTACCTACCCGCGCTTTCTGGGATTTACATGCGTCCTCAACAACAAATCCAAACTGGCGTCAAACATATATTCAAGGACAAGTATTTGTTCAACAAGAAGTAACTGACTCTCCTGGTGCGTTAGGTGGTAGCTGGTAATGAACTGCACCTGCGGTTATAACTTTGGTCCTGGCTGTACATGTTACCTACAGGGCGTTCAAGCTATTCAATGGATTCAGAACATCCAAGGTATCCAATGGCTTCAGGGTACTCAAGGAACATTTCCCAACCCTTGGTTGATTAAGGGAATTAACGTAGCTTCTCCTGCTCCTCTTGAGCTGTCTGTAACTAATGGTTTGCAAGGAACAACAGGACCACAAGGAACACAAGGCATCCAAGGAGTTCAAGGAACTCAGGGTGTTCAGGGAACACAAGGTATCCAAGGTATTTCTATTCAAGGTGTCGCTGGTACATCAGTAACAATTCTTGGTTCTTACGCAACACTTAGCGCACTACAAGCAGCGCAACCAACAGGTTCTAACGGTCAAGGTTATATTGTTGACCCTTACCTTTATGTTTGGGTTGGCGGAGCTTGGACTAACGTTGGTATCGTTCAAGGACCGCAAGGTGTACAAGGTACACAGGGTCTACAAGGAGTTCAGGGTCCTCAAGGAACTCAAGGTATCCAGGGAATTCAGGGTCCACAAGGTACACAAGGTATCCAGGGTCTGCAAGGAGTTCAAGGTCCACAAGGCACTCAAGGCGTGCAGGGTACTCAGGGAATCCAAGGCTCCTACTACTCAACATCCTCATTTACATCAAACACTATTGGTCTAGGCTCGGTTACATTCTCTGTAGCTAGCACCGCAAACTTTGTCCAAGGTCAGTATGTAACATTGGCAGCGTTTACTGCAGGTATTCCTCAAGCAATTGAGTCTGGCTACATAACAGGTTTAGTAACAAACACAAGCATTACTGTAAACGTTAACACCATCGTCAGCGGCTCTGGTACATACTCAACATGGGCAATCAACCTTGCTGGTGGAGTAGGTACTCAAGGCGCTCAAGGAACTCAAGGCATCCAAGGACCTCAAGGCACAACTGGTATTCAAGGTAACGTTGGTATTCAAGGCGCCACTGGTACACAAGGTTTTGTTGGTATCCAGGGAACATTTGGTACGCAGGGTCTAACTGGTATTCAGGGAGCTCAGGGCGTTCAAGGTCGTCAAGGAACCCAAGGCATCCAAGGTAACCAGGGCACAACTGGTACTCAGGGACTTAACGGCACACAGGGTACGCAAGGCATCCAAGGTATTCAGGGAAACCAAGGAACAACTGGTAACACTGGTGCTCAAGGCACTAATGGAACTCAGGGAACCACTGGTGCAACTGGTGTACAAGGTACACAGGGTATTCAAGGAATCCAAGGAGCTCAGGGAACCACTGGTAGCCAAGGAACAACTGGAACAACTGGAACACAAGGCACACAGGGTATTCAGGGCATCCAAGGCAATCAGGGCACACAAGGTATTCAAGGAATTACTGGGGCTACTGGTGCGCAAGGTACTCAAGGTATCCAAGGCAATCAAGGTACAACTGGTAGCCAAGGAACATTTGGTTCTACAGGTGCGCAAGGTACTCAAGGAGTTCAAGGCGTACAAGGAAACCAAGGTACTAATGGTATCCAAGGCGCTCAGGGCAACCAAGGTACCCAAGGTATTCAAGGTGTTCAAGGTCCACAAGGACTTCAAGGATTAACAGGTATCCAAGGAGCACAAGGGACGCAGGGTACTCAAGGTATACAAGGTATTCAGGGACCCACTAACAGTTTTAACGTTCACGCCCCTGTTTCAGCAGTAGCAGCAACCGCTTTACCTAATGGACCTTCATATACTAATGGTACAACTGACCTTAACGGTGGTACAGGTATTGGTGCTACTTATAACGCTACCACAAACGGCGCCCTTACAGTTGATGGTTATTCTCTTTCTGTAGGACAACGACTCCTTGTAACAGGTGAACCAAACCAAGTACACAACGGTATTTATGTAGTAACTGCTGCTGGTTCCTCTTCAGCAACCTACGCTCTTACCCGTGCGTCAGACTACAACGATAGCGTTGCTAGTGATGTAAGCGTTGGAGATACTACTTTCGTTCAGCACGGAACATCTTATGCCAACACTACATGGGTACAGATTGATGGCGGTAGCGGCACTAGCCTTTACCCCATTATTGGAACAAACAATATCCAGTTTGTACAAACAAGCGGTCTTGGTGCGCAAGGTACTGCGGGTATCCAAGGTGCTGGTGGAGCGCTTGCCTACTACGGCTCTTTCTATGATTTAACTAATCAATCGTTTACTACTGCCAATACTTCAAAAGCAATTCAGATTGGGTACACTGCTGAAAATAACGGAGTTACTATCTCTAATGGTAGTCGCATTAACTTTGCTAATGCTGGTACATATAACTTAGAGTTTTCAGTACAACTTCAAAATTCAAATAACGCCGCTAATAATGCCTATATATGGCTTGCTAAAAACGGCACTGCTATATCTAACTCAAATAGTGATGTAACAGTTCCCGCCTCACACGCAGGTTCTAATGGAGCAATTATTGCTGCTTGGAACTTTGTCTATACAGTAGCGGCTGGCGATTACTTTGAACTTTATTGGGAAGTAGATAGTACTACAGTAAGTATTGCAACTGTTACTGGCTTGTCTAGTATGCCTAACATTCCTGGTGTTATTGTTACAGCAACTCAGGTCATGTACACAGTACAGGGAACTCAAGGACTTCAAGGTCTTACAGGAATCCAAGGTACTCAAGGTTTACAGGGTATCCAAGGCGTACAGGGAACTACTGGAACTCAAGGCGCGACTGGCACTCAAGGTACCCAAGGAATTCAAGGCAACCAAGGAACAACAGGTAGCCAAGGTACTCAAGGAGTTCAAGGCAACAATGGTACTCAGGGAGCTACTGGTACTCAAGGTAATACTGGTATCCAAGGACTTCAAGGTCTTCAAGGTCTTCAGGGAACTCAAGGTATTCTTGGTGCTACAGGTATTGTTACCCAGTCAACCCCTCCCGC